AGGCGGAAACCGCGGCGGCGACAACGCAATTTTCCCACATTGGAACATTTCAGAAGGACAAAGTACAACACTTCGTTTTCTTCCAGATTCCAATTCACAAAACACATTTTTCTGGGCCGAACGAGCAATGATTCGTTTACCGTTCCAGGGTATTAAAGGACAAGTAGATAGTAAACCTATTACTGTTCAAGTACCTTGTATGGAAATGTGGGAACCAGTAGGTTCTTGTCCAATTCTAGCAGAAGTACGTCCGTGGTTCAAAGATAGTTCTTTGGAAGACATGGGCCGTAAGTATTGGAAAAAGAAATCTTATGTATTCCAAGGTTTTGTGCGTGATAATCCATTAGATGAGGAATCTCCAGAGAATCCAATTCGTAGGTTTATTATGGGACCACAATTATTTAATATTATCAAGGCATCTTTAATGGATCCTGATATGGAAGAATTACCAACAGATAGCAACAAAGGAATTGACTTCCGTGTTGTAAAAACTTCAAAAGGTGGTTACGCAGATTATTCAACTTCTAATTGGGCAAGAAAAGAAACTGCTCTTTCTGAGGAAGAACAAAAAGCGATTGAAACATATGGTCTATATGACTTAAATGATTTCCTTCCTAAAAAGCCTAATGAAGCCGAAGTTGGCATTATCAAACAAATGTTTGAAGATAGTGTTGATGGCAAGGCATATGACTCTGAAAAGTTTGGACAATACTTTAGACCTTCAGGAGTACAACTACCGGATAATGGTAGTGCTAAAACAGTAGCATCGGCCCCAACGCCGACTCCTACTGCAACTCAGACATCTGCTCCAGCAGAAACTGTGTCTGCTCCACAAGTTGAAGCAGTTGCAACTCCGGTTGCGGCACCAGTGGCAACACCGGCCCCAGCGGCAACAGGTGGTGAATCAGGACAACGTGCTGAAGATATTTTAGCAATGATTCGTTCAAGACAACAGTAATAAATCTAGGGAGGCGACTTCGGTCGTCTCCTATTTTTAACGTGAGAGATAAAACATGGCAAAACCGTTTGACGTAAGTAAATTTCGTAAAGATATTACGAAAAGTATTGATGGGTTAAGCATTGGCTTTAATGATCCAACAGATTGGATTAGTACAGGAAGTTATGCATTAAACTATCTAGTAAGTGGAGATTTTAATAAAGGTCTTCCATTAGGAAAAGTAAGTGTATTCGCAGGAGAATCAGGAGCAGGTAAAAGTTACTTTGCATCTGGTAACGTAATTAAATCTGCACAAGATCAAGGTATCTTTGTAGTATTAATTGATTCTGAGAATGCATTAGATGAAACGTGGCTAAAAGCATTAGGCGTAGACACGGATGAAAGTAAACTATTAAAATTAAGTATGGCAATGTTAGATGATGTTGCTAAAACTATTAGTACGTTTATGAAAGATTATAGAGATATGCCCGATGGTGAAAGACCAAAGGTATTATTTGTGATTGACTCATTAGGTATGATGATGACACCAACAGAACTTAATCAGTTTGATAGTGGTGACATGAAAGGCGATATGGGTCGTAAAGCAAAAGCTCTAAAGGCATTAGTAACAAACTGTGTTAATATGTTTGGTAGTTACAATGTAGGGCTAGTAGCAACAAACCACACTTACCAATCGCAAGATATGTTTGATCCAGATGATAAGATCTCTGGTGGACAAGGCTTTATATATGCTTCAAGTATTGTTATTGCAATGAAGAAGTTAAAATTAAAAGAAGACCTTGATGGAAACAAAGTAAGTGATGTACGTGGTATTAGAGCAGGTTGTAAAGTAATGAAAACTCGTTACAGTAAACCTTTTGAAGGCGTACAAGTAAAGATCCCTTATGAAACAGGAATGGATCCTTATAGTGGGCTAGTAGACTTGTTTGAAAAAGCCGGCTTACTTAAAAAGCAAGGCAACAGACTAGCATACAAATCAAAAGATGGAACAGAAGTTATAGAGTTCCGTAAAAATTGGACAGGTGAAAAACTTGAGATTGTAATGAAAGACATTACATCTGGGGAAACAGTTTTAGATACTGAAACAGAAACTGAAACAGTTACAGAAGAATAAGGAGATTTTATGGAAGAGGATATGCTACCAGAAATTTGGAATGTATTAAAAGAATATATTCCAGCAAAAGATAAAGTTACTGCGGCAGATCATTGGGTATCATCTTTAATTGACTTAGGTGTTAGTGACGAAGCATTAAAAGAATTGGGTAAAGAAGACAACCATATTCGTGATGCAGTTCAAAACGCAATACCGGACGAAGAATTAGTAGATGACGAAGATCCTTATGGAGACGAATAATGAGTTGGTACGGTAAAGTAACACACGATATATCAAAGTTACCAGATTTCATTTTACACTTTGAAAAAGAACTAGACGAAGCAAAAAGAGATGTAGGTATCTACGGTATTGTAGAAAAAAGTATTCGTGCTTTACCAGGAGTAACTGAGCACCGTTTTAATCAACTGCAAGAAGTTGAAGCGGTGCTCAACCATCTTAATATTCAATTAAGAAAAATTCGAAGAAAACATTTTCAAAAATATCTTGAAACATATCAAAGAGCATTAACAAGTCGTGATGCTGAAAAGTATGTTGATGGCGAAGATGAAGTTATTGACTTTGAAACATTAATCAACGAAGTTGCGTTATTGCGTAACAAGTGGCTTGGAATAATGAAAGGACTGGATGCAAAACAATGGCAACTAGGACACATTGTTAAACTCAGAACAGCCGGAATGGAAGATGTATCATTATAATTCAACAAAGAAAGCAGTAGAAATACTGGCAGAATACAATAAATTCTCAAAAGAGTATAGTAAATATGTTACTGCATTTACTGAAGAAGATAATGAGAATCCAGATTGCGTAAAATTTAAACAACAAAAATATACATTAGATCAACTAGCAGAAGATTTAAATCGCAGTTTTAAAAAAGTAAGTTCAAATGTATTTGACCAAAAAATATCAAATACAGAACGTAAGTTGGAACAAGTGAAAGTTGATTTTATGAAGGGAATGTTAAATAATGGATTTCTTATTAAGTAACCCAGCCAATTCTAGATTACACAGTCTTAATTTTTTACAACAAATATATGGATACCCTGAAATGCTAGAAAGTATTGACAGTGTATTAGATGTTGGAAGCCGAGATGGACATGATGCATTCTGGTGGGCAATGTGTGATGACGGTGATGAAACAAATCCAATTCCGCTTAATATCAATGTCACTGCACTAGATAAAAATCCTATTTGGAATACAGATTTTGAACATAAAAATATTAATAAAGTAAAAGGCGACTGGGATGAAATTACATTTGATAAAAAGTTTGATGTAGTTTGGGCTCATAGTGTTTTACAAGAAGCAAAAGATCCATTAAAATTTTTACATAAAATGAATAAAGTTTGTTCAGACGGGGGAGTGTTATGTTTAAGTTTTCCAAGTAATGTTAATACCTTTTATGGAGAACCTGATCATAGAGTGTATGATACTGCAACACATCATATTACTATTGTAAGTTTAATTTATATGTTGGCACTGAGTGGTTTTAATACGAGAGACGGATTTTTGCATAAACAACCTAATACTAACATCATTAATGCATTTGTTTACAAAGATTCAAATGAAGTTTATGATTATAATGAAAAGACAATAAGCGATTTATTAGAATTAATGCCTGAAATTTGTTCTGAACAAATAAACAAATTTGGGTACTTAACAAACAAAGGATTGCTATTAAAATGGTTATCTGGCACTATTGTAGACTATTCAAATGTCTAACATATTGTAGCACAACTAGATAAGTACTTATATGAAGAAACTTGTGCTAGTAACGGGCGGATTTGACCCATTACACGACGGACATATATCCTATTTTATTGATGCTAAAAAACTCGGAGACAAGTTAATTGTAGGCATTAATAGTGACGAGTGGCTTAGACACAAAAAAGGTAAAGAGTTTCAAAGCCTAAACATTCGTAAAACAATCATAAAACATTTAGACATGGTATCTGATGTCATCGAGTTTGATGACAGTGATGGCACTGCCTCCGGTGCTATAGAACTCTTACTAAAAGAGTACCCGCATGATGAAATCGTTTTCGCCAATGGAGGAGACCGGGTAGAAGAATCAACACCTGAAGTTAAAAAATTTGCATCTAAAGACAGAGTGTCATTTAAATTCAATGTAGGTGATGAAAAGAAATATGGTTCTCGCGATTTCCTTGCTTCTTGGGTAAATGCAAAAACAGATAGACCATGGGGTCATTATAAAATTTTATATAGAGACGACGGTGTTAAAGTAAAAGAGATTGTAATTAATCCAGGTAAGTCTTTATCATACCAAAAACATAATCTTAGAAGTGAACTTTGGCTAGTTACTAAAGGTGACGTTGCTAATAATATTGAACACCCAGAAGATCCAAGACTAATTCATCAGCAAGTACTACACAAACACGAGTTCACAAACATAGAACCAAATACTTGGCATCAGTTAAATAATCCTAGTACAGAAGATGTAAAACTTGTAGAAATACAATACGGCGAAAAGTGTACCGAGGAAGATATAGAACGTAAAGATGAATAGTATTAGAACATCACAGTGTAAACATGGAAAGTTTTCTTACTTTACTAATGATACTATCATTGGGAAAAGTTTAGATATGTACGGCGAATACTGTGAACAAGAATTTATAGTAATGTCGCACATGATACAACCAACGGATTTTGTATTAGACATTGGAGCAAACATAGGACTACATACAATATGGTTTGCCAAACACGCATTTCAAGGACAGATAAGTTCTTTTGAACCAAACGAGTTCAGTAGAGAATTGTTATATAAAAATTTAGCAAACAATCAAACTTCAAACGTGCAAGTGTATAATAATTGTATAGGAGACAAAATCTCTTCAGTTTTTATAAGTTCTTATAGTCCACATATTCCAGGAAACTATGGAGAATGTACAGTACTAAACAAACGTTCTGGACCTTTTCACACTTCGCAAATGGTTACTATTGACGGATTGCAACCAATAAAGGCAGACTTTATAAAGATAGATGTCGAAGGTTATGAAAAAGAAGTAATTATAGGTGCTCGCGAATCTATTAAAAAATTTAAACCAGGAATGTTAATTGAAGTTAACGATAACAAAGATCATATAAGTTTTTTATGGAATGAACTAGTACCACAGGATTACTTACTGTGGTGGTTACCAGTTAGGAATTATAATCCAAATAACTTTAGAGGTGAGAAGAACAATATCTTTTTAAACAGTGGTGTTGTAAATGTTGTTGCTTGTCATAGGTCAAAAGCACAAGTTAACACATTGGATAAGATGTTAACACCAATACAAGGTGCAGATGATACTTATATAAAAATGCACAAAAGATTAAAATATTAGAAAATAACTATTGACTTTTTGAATTACAGAGTGTATTATAACACTTATAGTAATTAGACAAGGAGTCAAGTAATGGTAAGCAAGTACATAGTTCGTTACAGAACAGATGAAGATCCCAGAAGTAGAGAAGTTATCATGCTGGCGAATAGTCAAACAGACGCAAAATCTCAACTTATTGACGAATTCTCAGGCATAAGTGATTATGTCAATATTTTAAGCATTGAAAGTCAAGTATCTACTGCAGAATCTCGCAAAAAAGCAGAACAATTTTTTATATAAATTTAAATAAAATAATAAAGCCTTGTAAATCAAGGCTTTTTTTATGACTATAATGGTTGACAGATTGGACAAAGATGCTATTATATAAGAGTAAGTTAAATAAACAGGAGAAAACAAATGAATATATTACTTAAACAAGCAGTTGAACAAGTTGTTGAAACAATGAAACAAGATTATATCAATTGGGCAACACATGATGGTAAAAAGCCGTTGTCTGGATACAATAAAGAAGTTGTTGATAATTGGAACATTGAAATTAAAGAAGGTCAAAAGTATATTAAACTTATCAAAAAAGACCATAAAAGTTCATTTGGTGGTGGTAGTGTAAACGGCTTTATTGTTAAAACTCCTACTAAAGGTTTTGTAGAAGGTGATATGCTTAAGGCGGCTGGATTTAATCAACCTGCAATGAATTTTAAACGTGGTAACGTTTATGAAGATGCTAATAATACTCGTATTGCAAATTGGACTGGAATTAGTTAATGGATAAAGAGTTTATTGAAAGGGCAAAGCAATTTGCCCGTAAGGCACATAATGGACAAGTTCGCAAGTACACAGGCTTGCCTTATGTTACCCACACAGAAGAGGTAGCAAGTATTGTTGAATCTTACAACGGCAGTAAGGAAATGATTGCCGCGGCTTTATTGCATGATACAGTGGAAGATACAGATGTAACTGTAGAGGATATTAGGAATGAATTTGGCAATTCAACTGCTGATATGGTCAAGTGGTTAACAGACACAAGTAAACCAGAAGATGGTAACCGACAAGTTCGTAAAACTATTGACAGGAATCGGTTAAGTCAATCACCGGCGGCTGTTCAATTAATCAAAGCGGCTGACATGATTAGCAATGGTAAAGATATTATGGTAAATGATCCAAAGTTTGCCAAGGTATACATTGGGGAAATGAAGTTGTTGTTAAATTCAATGACTAAGATTCATTCAATGGATATATACAATGAAGCAAAAGGAGTTGTAGATGCAATATGAAAGTCAAGTACCTGATAAGGTACTAGTGCATTGTACAGATAATGGGAAAGAATGGGAAGGTACTGTTCTTTCTTCTTATAATGGTGTTGTTAAAGTTCTATTAGAAGGTGTTACTCTTAATTTCAATCAATATAAGAAAAAGAATCTGTATGTTGCTAATTTTAGTGGAATGGAACTAACAATTTCACTGTAAACAATGCAGATAGATTTACACGGATATACAAAACACGATGCATGGAAACGATTTAAGAATCATGTAGAAATATGTGACTTAAATGGTCTTCGTAAATTTGTGGTTATTACTGGATATGGTGCAATATATGACGAATTGCCCAGGTGGTGTGAAGCAATATCTTGTATATCTTCGGTAAAAACTATGCTACCAAACCGTGGATCCTACCAAATTATACTAAAAAAGAAGAAAAAAGATTTAAAAATTTCTATAACCTCAAAAAACTCAGTAAAATCAATGGTTAATATAGCACCCTTATTAAAGAAATGGGGTTCTAAAGGTTGACAGATTCGCAAAAGATGTTATTATAATAGTATAAGTTAACAAAAAGGAGATACTAAAAATGGCGTTTATTAATAAAGAAGATGTTAAAGCAATTAGAAACGAACTTAAGAAACAATATCCTAATATTAAGTTTAGTGTAAGAAAAGATCACCATTCAAGTGTACAA